GGGTGAGCCCGTCGAGTCGGGTGATGAAGTGCCGGCCGTAGTCGGGCCCGCCGTGGCTTTCGCCGTCGAACGGGCCGCCGTGGAGGACGTAGCACTCGAGTCGGACGGTCACCACACGGCGCCTTTGGGTGGGCGGCCGTTGGGGTTCGGGACGTACCGCCAGCAGTAGACGGCTGCGCCTCTGGGGGTGTCGTCGGAGCGGTCGTAGTGCCCGACGGTGGGTTTCCCGGTGCGGCCGTGGACGTGTTCGAGTTCGATGGTGTCGGGGCGTTCGGTGAGGGGGCGGCGCTGGTCGGCCCAGGGGCCACCAATGAAGATCGCTTCGGTGTCGTCGAGCTGGCGGTAGGCGACGGGTTGCGGGGTTTCCATCGTCACGGTCAGTTCTCGATCCGGGTGAAGTCGAATCGGATCGGTTCGAGGGTGTCGCCGGGGCGCCGGTCGAACCGCATGCGTGACGGTGTGAGCGGCCACGGGGTTGTTGTGAGGCTGACGGGCCCGTAGACGGGGACGTAGAACACGAGGCATGCGGGACTGTCGATTTCGATGGTGCGGCCGTCGACTTGGCCGCCGCCGACGAGTTCGATCCTCACGTCAGAATCCGAGCTCGTAGATCACGGCGCCGGCTGGGGTGGTGCGGGTCGTGCGGACGTACACGTCGAGGAGGTTCGGGTCGCCGCCTTCGCGGATGATCCGGAACGTCGGGTAGCCGAGCATCTTGCGTTTCTGGCGTTTCAGGGGCCCGTCCGCGAAGAACGCGGTGATCATCGGGGGAGGTTCGACCGGTTCAAGGTCTGAGTCCAATGGTGCCTCTGAGGTGCTCGCGATGCCGACTCTGCCTGTGTCCCGGAGCTCGTCGCGGGCGCTTCTGCACCGCTTGGTGGGTGCAATCCATCCGTGGTGGTTCGTCGTAGCCACGGGGGCGAGTACAGGTCGTCCTCTTGGCGGGGTCATGTTGGGCCTGCGGGGAGGCCGCTGTCAACCACCCTGGGTGTTCGATTCCGGCGAACGAAAATCGTACGAAAATCGAACAGTCATGTTTCCTGGTCACGGTTCTGTGGCATGCTTTCTGTGTCCGGGCGCGGTGCGGGTTGTTGTCGTAGCCAGCTCGAGCCGGCCCTGGCAGCGGAGCTCCTCTCCGTCGTCAGAAATCGGGTGCGGCCCCCTGGTGCTCGGGGGGCCGTTCTCGTTGTACGATCACCGTGTCGGTGTCACGGGGCCAGCCGCCGCCGACACAACGGATCCGGGGACTAGGGCCCCTACCCCGAACGGCGCCAGGTTCAAGGTCCGGGTGACTCGTCTCCCCGCACCGATACCGGCGCCCCGTCCCTCGGGTCCGTCGACTCGCCGTGCCATCCTGTGTGGCGGTGGCGAAGCTCAACTACTCCGAGCTCGATTGGGCCGAGACGTGCGCGACGCCTCTGTCGTTCGGGACGGCCCTGTCGGGCGGGAAGTGGCATCCGTACCGTCACCTCCAGGTGCTCGACTCGGCGTTCCTTCGGCTGATCTTCACCGACGAGGCCGACGTGCTCATCGTCGAGCTCCCCGTGCGGCACGGCAAGAGCTTCTACATCTCGAAGTGGGCGGCCGCGTGGTATCTGACCCGATGGCCTGACCGGACGGTCGCGGTCGCGTCGTACGGCGCCGATTTCGCTGCCGGGTGGGGACGCAAGACACGCGACGTGCTCGAGGAGCATTCGAGTTTCTTGCAGGTCGCGATCGATCCGGGTTCGTCGGCGGCCGCGCAGTGGGCCATCGAGGGCGCCGAGGGCGGCATGTGGACTGCCGGTGTCGGCGGGCCCATCGTCGGTAAGGGCTACCACCTCGGGATCATCGACGACCCGTTCAAGTCGATGAAGGAGGCCCGCTCGCAGACGATCCGCGACGCGGCGTGGGAGTGGTGGCAGGGCACGTGGCTGACCCGTGAGGAGCCCGGCGTGAAACGGGTGATCGTCATGTCGCGGTGGCATGAGGACGATCTCGTCGGCCGGCTCGAGGAGGATCCCCAGGGTCTCCGGCTGCGTCGACTCCGGCTCCCCGCGCTCGCCGAGGAGGACGACCCTCTCGGTCGGGTTGAGGGTGAGGCTTTGTGCCCGGAGCGGTACACGGCCGCGAAGCTCGAGCAGTTCCGGCTTTCGCGTGGCGCGTACACGTTCGCGGCGCAGTACCAGCAGTCGCCGATCGCGCTCGGCGGGCAGATGCTCGACCCTTCGCTCATCGGGCGGTTCCAGTACGTGGACGGCGGATGCCGGTGCGACACCGGCCAGCAGTGGGCGTGGCAGCAGCTCCGCACGTTCACCGTCGTCGACTTCGCGATCACCGAGAAAACGTCGAGCGACTGGACTGTCGCGATGACGATCGCGGTGACCCCCGAGGGGTTCTGCCTCATCCGCGACGTGGAACGGGTCCGTATCGCGTCGGAGTCGCATGTCGAGTTCCTGTTCCGGGTGTGGCGGCGGATGCATCCCGACTGGATCGGCATCGAGGAGGGTCTCGCCGGCACCCCGTCAATCGAGGCCGCGATCCGCAACGGTCTCCCCGTGCGTCCCCTCAAGACGGGCGGTGTCGACAAGGTCACCCGCGCCGAGTCGATCCGCACGATGCTCGGCCCGGGACGGATCTTCGCTCGAGCCGACGCGCCGTGGCTCGACGTTCTCCTCCGCGAGATCGGCGCGTTCGACAAGGGGCGGTACGACGATCAGGTGGACACCCTGGCGTATGGTTGCGACGTGATCCTGCGGGGCTTGCGAGGCAAGCGTGGCGAACCGGGCGCGTCGTTCGATCCTGGTGTCGCTCACCGCGCAGAGTTCGGCCGGCGTCAACGCCGGATCTATCACCCGGTGATGGGGAGGCTGTAGTGCAGACCGCGTTGCTCAACCTGCCGGGCGGTGCCGTCGGCCGGCCGTTCACGAAAGGCAGCACTGCGGGCGCGGGCCTGCAGAACACGTTCACGCTCCCGGCCCGCACGAACGCCCGGTATGCGCTCCGGTCGCTGATCGTCACCTCGAACCAAATCGCGGTCGTGAACGGGCCGCTCACGATCTCGAACATCGGCGACGACAACGGCGCCCCGCAGACCATCACGTTCCAGCTCGTCGAGTCCGCGAACGAGGGTGGCCGCATCCAAATCGACTTCGGGCCCGACGGCATGTGGTCCGCGGCCGACAACCTCGCGGTCGTGGTGAACCTCGCCGCGATCGGGTCGGGCGCGATCACCGCGATCGTGCTGAACGGACTGGTGGTGTCCTGATGCAGCTCGTCGACGGGTTCCCGTTCACCGCGATCAACAACGCGTGCGGGACGTGCAACACGTCGGGGATCCCCGGCCAGCAGTCGGTCGACGTCGGCTACTCGTCCGATGCGCTGTCGCCTCCCGGCGACCTGTTCATGTGCCAGAACTGTGTCGGTGAGGCCGCCCGGCTCCTCGGGTACATCTCCCCGCACGAGGTCGGCCAGATCGTCGCCGCGAACATTGATCTCGACTCGGAGAAGTCGGCGCTCCTCGCGCAGAACGAGGCGCTCCGCGGCGTGATCCGCGCGCTGGCGGTTGCACTTGCAACCGATCCTGAGCTCGCGTTGGAGATCGCGATGGAGTGCCGCGGCAAGACGTGGTCTCCTCCCGACGCGAACCGGCCGGCGCCGGCCGGCGAGGTCGTGCAACCCGCGGCCGGCGTTGACGTCGGCGCAGTCGCACCCACGTGACTTTCCTGCTCGCGTTCGCCGGGAGCCTCATCGGGAGCCTGGTGGGGTGCCTGGTGGGCTTCCGGTTGTGGGGCAAGGCGCCGGCAGTCGCTCCCCCGCCCCTGCCGGCGCCTGCTCCCCCGCCCGCGTACGACCCGACGTCGCACACCGTGCGCGTCGAGCTCGACAACGCGCAGACCGCGATCTTCCGGGCCGAGGACGCAGTGATCGTCCCGGCCGCCGTCTCGGTCGTGGAGGAGATCCATCCCGACGGCGAGCCGATACGCGCGCTCCTCGTCCCCGAGGCCGACCACGACGAGTACCAGCGGCTCGAGCTCGACCGTCAGACCCGCGACCGTAAACGCGAACTGCGCCGCCAGCTCATCGAGGCACGTGAGAGGCCGGTCGGTCTGTGACCTACATCGAGAACAGCACCGCGACGCCGGCCGCGATCCGTGCTGCGGCCCCGTCGAACCCGATGGCGAACGGCCAGCCTGGCATCACCGCGGCCGAAGTGAAGAAGCGATGGGAGGACGGCACCCGCAGCGTGTCGCGGCTCATCGGCCACTACCGCGAGAACTGCGCGTTCGACGCGGGCGACCAGTGGGTGTCGTGGAAGAGGTCGACGAACCAGCTCCAGGACATGCCCCGCGACGACGAACGGGTCCGGGCGACCGTCAACCGGATGATCTCCGCGAGGCGGACCGTGATGGCGAAGCTGCATCGCCGGCCGCTCGTGTTCGAGGTGGTCCCCTCGAAAGCCGACGACGCGACCGTGACCGCCGCGAACCTGTCGGAGTCGATCATCGGCGCGTGCGCACGCAAACATGATTTCGAGTCGATCCGCGAGCGGGCCGACCTGTCGGCGTGGCTCGGCGGGACCGCCGCGTTGTGCGTCGAGTGGGACACCACGGCCGGCCAGCAGCTCGGCATGCTCGAGTCGGGCGTCCCGTACGGCACGGGCGAGGTGCGGGTCACGAGCTCCGCGATCAACGAGATCGCGTTCCCTCCCGGATGCAAGGACGCACGCACGGCGCTGTGGTGGATCCGCGCGGTGGTCATGCCGACCGCGGAGGCCAAGGAGCGGTACCGGATGGAAGTCGAGCCGGCCGCGAACGCGAAGTCGGATTCGACGTTCACGCGTACGAGCACGCAGGCCGAGCCGGCCGGCGACGCGCCGAGCGAGAAGTCGTGCATCGTGTACACGTACCAGGAGCGGCCGACGCATTCGACGCCCGGCCAGATCGCGACGGTGATCGGCGGGGAAGTCGTCGCCGGCCCGTTCCCGTGGTACTACCCGTTCTCCGATCATCTTCCCGTCGCGGTGATCAAGGAATCCGCGATCGAGGACCATTGGGCCGGGATGACGGTCGTGTCGTCCGCGGTGAACCTCCAGCAGCTCCTCAACCTGTCCGTGTCGGGAATCTCCGAGCACGTGAAGCTCGCCGGCAACGCACGGCTCGTCATGTCCGCGCAGGCCGCCGAGCTCATCGAGCAGCTCACCGACCTTCCCGGCGAAGTGATCCCGGTCGCTCCCGGTGACGGTGTCGAACCGCACTGGATCGCGCCGCCGCAGCTCCCGAACTGGCTGACCGAGGAGATCAACCTCCTGCAGCGCCAGATGGACGACATTCTCGGCCACCAGGAGATCAGCCGTGGCGCGTCGCCCGACAACATCGAGTCGGGTGTCGGGCTGTCGATCCTCGCCGAGCAGGCCGACACCCCGCTCGCGCAGTGGGCGAAGAACTCGGGGCGGGCGTGGGGGTTCGCAGCCTCCGACATTCTCGCCTTGTACGCGAAGTTCGTCACCGAACCCCGCCAGGCGCGCATCGACGAGCCCGGCATGCGCTCATGGCACATCGAGTGGACCGGCGCGGACCTCATGGATCAGACCGAGGCGACCGTCCCGACCGAGGCGGTCACGCCGCGCTCGAGGGCCGCAATGCAGGCGATGGCGGTGAAGTTGTGGGAGCTCGGCATGACCAAGGATCCGAAGCTGGTCGCGAAGCTCGGCGACTTCCCCGACCAGTCCGCTTTCCTCGAGGCGCTCGACCCCGACTACGCGAAGGCTGAACGCGAGAACCACGACCTCGCCATCGGGCAGTACCCCGAACCCGCCGATTTCGACGACCACGCGAAGCACATCACATGCCACAACGTGTTCCGTAAGACCCTCAGGTACGAGCAGCTTCCCGAGGCGACACGGAAGGCTGTCGACGATCACGTGCTCGCGCATGAGAACCTGTCGAATCAGGAACTCGCGACTCAAGCCCAGTCGATCCCGCCGTTCGATCAGTCGGCGCAGGCCCATCAGCCTCCCGGGTCGCCGGGCGGGCCGCCCGTGGAGCCCGGATTCCAGGTGCCCGCAACCGACCAGCAGCCCGCGCCGACGTCGCCTCTCGAGCAGGGCGGCACCGGTACCCCGCCGTCGGAGGCTCCGATGGGCCCGGCCGGCGAACAGATGCTCAACCCCACCGCAGCACCCCAAGGAGCAGAGCTATGAGTGACACCGGTCCCGGGATTCAGACGTTCGAGCAGGCCGGCGCCGCCGCGGCCGCAGACACGGGGGTTGCCGACCCTTCGGGGGGCGCACCGGCAGGAGGGGAGAATCCTGTTGGTGCTCCCCCCGGGTCGCCGGTCGGCCAGCCGGCCGCGCCGCCCGCGGGTGACGACGGGCTCACGCCCGGGCAGCGGCAGCGGTACGAGGCCGAGAACTACAAGTACCGCCAGCAGCTCGCCGAGGCGCAGCAGTACGTGCAGGCGTTCGACGGGTGGCATCCCGACGACGCCGCGGTGATCCGCCAGCTTCTCCAGCTCCAGCAGACCAACCCTGAGGCGGCCGCCGACGGTTTCTTCCAGATCGCCGCGTCGCTCAAGGAGGCGCAGCGCCAGGCCGCCGCCGCTCCCCCGCCGCCCGCCGCGACGATGGCCGACATTGAACGCTTCTTCGCTCAGAAGGAGGAGCAGCAGGCCATCTCGGGTCAGGTGATGACGATCCAGCAGGAGGCCGCGCAGCTCGGGTTCCCTCCGGGCACCCCCGGGTACGCGGTGCTCCTCCAGCACGCGACCGCCCACTACGGCAACGACCTGCAGGCCGCGGCCGCGTCGCTGCAGAAGGCCAAAGAGGAGATGACCAAGGCCGCGATCGCCGACTACCTCAAGGACAAAGAGGGTCAGGCGATGGGCGCCCCGCCGATTGCGCCCGAGGGCGCCGCGGGTGTCCCCGCCCCGAATCAGATCAAGACGTTCGAGGAGGCCAACGCGATGGCCCGCGCGAACCTCGCGTGACCCCTCCGATGGAGATCTACACGCTCGAGCATCGGCGCTGGTGGCAGCCGCGCTACCAGGCTCACGTCCTCGTGCGTCACGGGCTGTGGCGCAACGCGCCCGCGGCGTTCACACGTCGCGGCGCGCAGCGCAAAGGCGCACGCTTAGCCTGAGTCCACATCTTTGAGCGCAGCCTGTGTGTATTCTGCGCGCACGAGTGCAGATCACGGATCGGCTCGCGGGTAGCACAGGCAACATCGAGTGCCGAGCGCAGGCCACGGGCCGGCGAGGCGGAAGAAACGCCGCACGCAGCGGGCAGGCCAAGGGCCGCCGACTTGTCGAGCAGGCGGGCAGAACATCGTCCCCCTCACAAGGAGAACCCACGCTCATGGCGCTCACTCTCGCCAACGCGGACGCCGCTCTCAAGGAGTGGTACCTCCCCGCGATCCGTTATCAGCTCAACAACGACACGCCGATTTTGAACATCATCGGCCAGCGCACAGTCGACATCGAGGGCCGCCGTGCGGTCCTGTCGTTGCGCCTCGGCCGGAACTTCGGAATCGGCGCCCGCGCAGACGGTGGCACGCTCCCCAACGCCGGGAACCAGCAGTACGCAGAGGAGCGAGTCCCGCTCCGCTACAACTACGGCGTCGGCCAGATCACCGGCCCGACCATCGAGCAGACCGGTTCCGACCGTGGCTCGTTCATCCGTGCGGTCTCGAGCGAGACCGAGGGCGTC